ATGCGGAAAAAAATTCATCTTCAAAATGTTTAAATTTTATAAATAAACATTATAAAAGTGATAATTTAAAATCACATAAATATAAATTTTCAAAAAATATTAAATGGACAAACTAAATTATAACAAAATATTAAATAGAGAAAGTCTTTCAAACAAAATAATTGATATTTTAGAACACTTTAATAATAATAAAAATGATTTATCTATTAAAAGAGGAATATATATTTATGGTGAATCTGGAAGTGGAAAAACTTTTTTTATTAATAATCTTCTTAGAAAACTTAATTATGATATTATATATTTTGATTCAAGTGATTCTAGAAATAAAAGCATTTTAGATATTATTGCAAAATATAATATGGGCACATCTAATATTCTCTCACTCTTAAAAAAAGAAAAACGCAACATTGCAATAATAATGGATGAAATTGATGCAATGAATAATGGAGATAAAGGAGGTATTAATTCATTAATAAAACTTATTAGACCGAAAAAAACTAAAAAACAAAAAACAGAAGAAATTACTAACAATATTGTAATATGTATTAGTAATTATCAAGTAGATAAAAAAATTAAAGAACTAATAAAAATATGCCATAGTTTTGAAATAAAATCTCCCACAGATGACGAAATTAAAGAAATTATTAAAAATCAAATTCCTCATTTGTATAATAATAAAGAATTAATTGAACTTTCTATTAATTATTGTAATAATAATTTAAGAAAAATAAATTTATTGTATAAATTTTATATTAATAATGTTAATACTTTACAATATTTTAAGAATATTATAGATATTAATAATAGTAAAAAAATAGATTATGATACAAAAAATATTACATCTATTTTGATAAATAATAAATATGATATTAAAGAACATGGTTATCTAATTAATGAAAATGATAGAACTATAATTGCTTTATTATTTCATGAAAATATTATTGATCAAATACAGAAAATTAAAAATAAAAATAATGCTATTTCTATTTATTTGACTATTTTAAATAATACATGTTATGGAGATTACATAGATAGAATTACATTTCAAAAACAAATTTGGCAATTTAATGAAATGAGCTCTATTATAAAAATTTTAAGCAATAATTATGAATATCATACTTATTTGAAAAATAATTCACTTAAAATCGATAACATCAAAGATATAAGATTTACTAAGGTTCTTACAAAGTATAGTACTGAATATAATAATTCAATATTTCTTCAAGATTTATCAAAATTTTTATCAATGGATAAAAAAGATACTATATCATTTTTTAAGTATTTAAGAAATAATTACAGTATAGAAAATATTCAAGACATATTAGAATTATATGAAATAAACAATCTTGAAATTAATAGAATCTATAGATATATAGATAAAAATAATAAAAATACTAATTCTATTACTGAATATGATGACAATAATGTATTTTAATATAATTTTTAAATAAAAATTTTATTACAATATTTATAAATAGTTATTAAGATATTTATAAATAGTTATTAAGATATTTATAAATAGTTATTAAGATATTTATAAATAGTTATTAAGATATTTATTTACATATTTTATGAATATAGAATTTTATATGCCTTATGATCAAAAACATCATTTGGAAATAGAAGATTGTATTTATTATACCAATCTGTAATAACACGCTCCTCAAGAATTACATTTTTATGTTTCATATATGTTTCTGGCGATTGATAGTAAAGAAAATTTGATGTTCTTTTATTATATGAACGCTTTCCATTTGATTCCATAATATGACTCGCATCCATCACTTTAAAAAAACGCTTTTCTTCATAAGTGCCAACACGCCATGGATACTCTACACCAGTTACAGCATCTATAATGCGCTGTCCTTCAACATTTGATGGATAATAACTATTTTTATAATTAAAAAATCCGACATTATATTTCACTTCATTATTAATAGATTCTGTCATTTTTTATTATAATTTATCACTAATATTTTTTTATATAGTTTTACTTATCTTTATATATAAAGATATATGTTATTTAGTTATTAATTTGGTCTATAATAGCTTTATCTTCATCTGTAATATCATTAACACTACAATTCATTGAATTGTTTGTATTTTTATCTACATTGTTAGTTGCTTTTTCGTTATTTCTGTAAGATTGAATTATACTTTCTTGAACCATAATTTTACTTATTAATTCTTGAATTTTCTTATCTTTTTCTTTTAAAAATTCTATGATTTGTTGATTATTTAATACAACTTCTTTACCATTTTGTTGAATAACTATTTTCCCTTGATTATTTTTTCTTGCTTCTTCTACCATTTTTTTTCTCTCTTCTTCTATTTTATTTGTTTGTCTTAATACTTCTGGTTTATTTGAAGGTTTGCCAAAGTCATATTTTTCTAGCTCATCGCCAATATTCATAAAAAAATCTTTTATTTCTTTGTTTTTAATAAAATCTTCTACTTTTTTCTCAGAAGGTTTACAATAATCTGGATGTTGATTCTCTAGTAGTTTTTTTTTGTCAAATGTATTATGTATATGAGAAAATACTAAAATTGTTTTTTTTGGCTCTAACTGAACAAATGGAATTGTATAATTTTTCAAAAAATGCTTTTCCTCTGCCAAGGCGGCTTTATCATCATAAGATGATTCTTTTAATAATTCTTTCTTAAAAGCAAAAGTGCCGGCTGTTGCATGTTTTGGTCCATAAGGTCCAAACTGGTACATTTGATTAATATGTTTAAAATATATATATATTTCGCTTGAACCAGCACATAATGTTTTTGGATGTCTTAGTAACATATCAACCGAGTGTGATACTCTTTCGGGTGGATAATAGTCATCATCATCCATATAAACAATAATATCCCCATTACACTTCTCATGCATAATATTTCTTTTTTTACCTAAAACCATTTGCTCATCATATTTGTAATATTTTACTTGTGGAATATCTTTTACTAAATCTTCTATCTTATCTGTTCCATCATCAACAATAATCCATTCCATCTTATCTTTTGGATATGTTTGTTCTTCAAAACATTTTATTAACATTTTTATAAATGGTCTTCTATTAAATGTGGGAGTACAAACACTAACGAAAGGTTTATTTAAATTATCTGATTTTTTTGATTTTTTCCCCATATTATATATTTAATTTATTGAGATTTTTTTATATTATAATTATTTTATTTATACATTATAAATATTATAATAGTTATAATATTACAACTATATTATCAAACTTATAAAAGTTAATATTAATATTAATCCTACAAAAAACATATACATATTTTTATTTTCTTGAGCATTCTTGCTAATTGCTTTGTATCCTCCGGCAAAATAACCTACAAACATTAATTTTAACATTGTAATAATATTGTAAATCAAAGAGTTGTATGATGTTAATATTATAATTAATGCTATAATTGCAATTGGAAGCAAACCTGCGTAAATCATACTTGTTATTGGAAAAAATATTACTTCAAATGGTATTAAAAATATAAAAGGGAAAAAGAAATTAACTACTATTATTAAAAGTAAACTTAAAAATACTAAATATAATAAATTGAAAGGTAAACTGGTTGTTAATAAATTATAAATATATACAAATGAGCTTGATAATCCTGATAACAATACTATTCCCAATATTAATGGTATTCCAATAATAAATAATATTAAATTTCTATAATAAGGATTATTTGGCATAATATACTCTATTATTTGTAACAAATCTAATATTCTAGCATTATTTATTACAGTTGTTTTTTCCGATACTGCTTTAAAATAATTAAAGAAATCTATTATTATTTCCATAAATGTTTTTATTATACCTTCGGCCATACCTGCTTGTAATCTAGTAAACCAAGTTAAAAAATCAAATTTATATTTTTCAATAGGTAATCCAGTTGAAAATGAAAATCCATTTAATATTTTTTCCTTTCCTTTTAAATAACCATTATGGTCTAATTTCAAACCTTGACAAAATGGATATGTTTCATTATTTTCTTGATAAAAATAATATGATGGAAACCATAAATCATTAAATGTTCTCTTTTTTCCATCTTTACCAATTGTAGTTAATACTCTACCACATGTTATTAAAAAACTTAAATTACTTGTAATTAATACTGTAAATATTATAGAAAATATTACTGTTGCTAAAATTAATATTCCGGATAATATTTTATAACCAATAGAAGAATTATTTTCTTGGGTATCATTTTTATCAGGTATATTATCTATATTTTTTTCTAATCGTTTTTTATCTATTATATCATCTGCATTCAAATTATTACCAAATAAATTATTTAAAGTATCTGTCATTATATATTTTGTATATAATAAATATCATAAAATATATAATAAAATATATAATAAAATATATAATAAAATATATAAATATATTAAACATTATATATATTTATATGTATACATATCCTTATAATGAACAAGATTGAATCAGAGGTTAAATTAGATTTTCATAATGTTCTTATTAGACCTAAAAGAACTACTTTAAATAGTCGTTCTGAAATTGAATTAGATAGAAGTTTTAAATTTAAATATAGTAATGTAGAATGGTATGGTAAACCTATTATTGCCGCTAATATGTCTACAACAGGAACTTTTGAAATTTATAATATTTTAAGCAAACATAATATTATCACAACTCTTCACAAATTTTATTCTATTGATGATTATTCTCAATTTAAAAAAACTAGTCCAAATCCTAATTTATTTATGATTTCAACTGGAATTGGTGATGAATCTTTTGAAAAATTAAAATCTATTTTTGAAGTAATTGATTGTAATTGGATTTGTATTGATATTGCTAATGGATATATATCTAAATTAATTGAATTTTGCGCAAAAGTTAGACAAGCTTTTCCTAATAAAATTATTATTGCTGGAAATGTTGTTACTAGAGAATTAGTAGAAGAACTTATTCTTAATGGAAAAGTTGATATTGTAAAAGTTGGTATTGGTCCTGGATCCGCTTGTACTACAAGAATCAAAACTGGCGTTGGAATGCCTCAATTATCTGCTATTATTGAATGTGCTGATGCTGCTCATGGCGTTAAAGGTCATATTATTGGAGATGGTGGTATTACATGTCCAGGAGATATGGGTAAAGCATTTGGTGGAGGGGCTGATTTCGTTATGGCTGGTGGAATATTTGCTGGCCATGAAGAAAACCCAGGAGAAATTATTGAAGAAAATGGAATTAAATATAAAATTTTTTATGGAATGAGTTCAAAACATGCTATGGAAACACACTATGGAAAAATGGATAATTACCGTTCATCTGAAGGAAGACATATTAAAATTAAACTCAAAGGTAAACTAGAAGATACTGTTTTAGATTATCTTGGTGGATTAAGAAGCACTTGCACTTATATTAATGCTAAAAATATAAAAGATATGAGTAAATGTACAACATTTATTAGAGTAACCCAACAAGTTAATAATATTTATGCTTAATTTATAATATATTTATTATATATATAATAAATATATGAATTGGCTTTTATCATCATTCTTATCTAATTTTTCTTTTGCATTCCAATCTTTAATATCATATAAATTATCATCTGTAAATAATTATAATACCTTAGCACTAAACACATCAACGCATGCTGCTTATCTTATGCTTTCACTTATATTTTCATTTTTTCTATATTTTATTAATCCTAAATCTATTCATAATTTAGTTAATAATATATTATTTTTATTTAAAAATTTTAATATCACTATATTTTTCTATGCTCTTTTATCTTTACTTGGTAATAGTATACTCTACTTTGCTTATAGCAAAGGTAAACAACTAGACAATATAAATCCAGGAATTGCTTCGACATTAAGCAATTTTTCTTTAATTATTAGCATTGCTCTTCCATATTATTTCTATAATATGAAAATAAATTCTAAAAATTTAATAGGTATAGTTGTTTATCTATTTTCAGTATTTTTACTTTCGCATACTAATAGCAAAACAGAAAAAACTACCAAGGATAGCAAATCAAAAAATAATACCAAAGAAAATTTTAATAATAAACAAAAACAAAATAACAAAAAATCTTCAGGTTATTCTAAAAAATATTTCGAATGGATCTTTTTATGTCTATTATCTGCTTTATCATATGGTTTAGCTGCATTTGCTAGTTACACTATTATTCATAAGCATAAAAATATAAATAAAAATTCTTTAACAATATCATTATTTATTTATGAAGTTTTAATAGGTTTATCTATTTATTTATTCTTTGCTTTTGATAATAATAAAAAATATAATCATGGTTTCTTTAAAAATCATAATAAAGATCTTCACGAATTATTAGCAAATATTGAAAATCTTCCATTTGTTTTTGGCTCGGCTATTTTTAATGCTTCAGGCTTAATTACTCTATATAAAGGTTATGCTAATTCTCTTAATCCAGGATTTGTTGATGCTATAAGTAATTTATATACAACTACTCAAAGTCTTCTAAACTGGGCAATGTTTAACACACCTTTAAATAATACTCAAATTATTGGTTTAGTTTTTGCATCCATTTCTATTTTCTTAATGAATTTATAATACAATATTAACATTTACATTTTTCATTATATGAT